CCACAGAAGCTGTCAGGGCTCTACACAGGTGATGAGATGGGCCAGGCCAGCAATGTGCCTCCTGACCAGCACATATCCCACCAGAGCCCTCCAGAAGGCCCTCAGAGCCTCTCTAGGCCCTCTCAGCCCCAGTCACCCATCCTGAGCCCTCCCAGGCCCTCAGAAGGGCCTACAGGAGCCTCTAATGAGACCCAGGCTGGTATGAGGAGCAGGGTGAGCCAGGCCCTGGGGAAGCTGAGCCCATCCCAGAGGAGCCATGCCCTGGAGCAGGCTGATGCCCAGAAGCTGCCTCTCCCTGATGAGGCTGGAGATGGGAAGTTTGGCCCTGATGTAGCAAATTCCTGGCTCCAAATCTGTAGGGAGGCTTCTGATGCCTCCTAGAACACCTGGTGCCTATGCCAGAGCTAAGGGCCATGCTGCTGAGGTAGCAGTAGCCAACTATCTCCAGGAGCAGGGCTACCCCATGGCCTGCACAGCCAGGTCAGCCTCTGGAGGGATGCAGTTTGGTGAGGACATCCTGGGAGTGCCTGGAGTCAGCCTGGAAGTCAAGAATCGTAGGGATGTCCAGATGGGAGCTTCCCTGAGACAGGCAGCCATACAGGGTGGCCCAGAGAAGATAGCAGTAGTCATCATTAAGCCTGTGGGTGTGGGCCTGGAGTCAGTGGGTGACTGGTGGGCTCTGAGCTATGTCAGGCATCAGGTTCCACTGTGGCCAAAGGAGGGTCAGCTGTGACTGTAGATGTGTACCAGTGGGTCACTGTCATCCTGCTAGTGGGTATCCTTCTAGCTATAGTGATTAAGAGATGGTGAAGAGGCAGGTACCTGGGAAGGGAACCCAGCAGAAACTGCCAGCCAGGACTAAGGACATCAGCACTATCATCTGTGGCTCCTGTGAATGCGTGTCAGGTTATGGTCTGCCACCTTCAGTGCAGGAGTGTCCCTGCCTCTGTCATGACACAGCCAGGCTCTGGTGGAGCATGAGACCCTGGAGGGCTGAGAGGTGACCAGAGATGCCCTCATAGCTGAGTATGACAGGCTGTGCAGACAGCTAGCTAAGGCAGGCCTAGAACCAGTGGTGACCAGTGCTGTCCTGGATGTCTTCTCTGATGGTGAACTGGAAGCACTTATCAGCTACACAGCATTCAGACTGGTAAGGCTGGGGAGGCTAGAGGGATGACACCTGGCCTTCTAAATATTGTACCGATCGGTCCTTTCCTGGGCGCGCACGCGCGAGTATCACAGCTGTCAAGAGGGTAGGGGTATACCTCTTACTGCGCGCGCGCACTTCAGTGGTTAGAGGACTCTGTGGGAAGGCAGTGAAGGGCAGTTGGCCTGCCACAGACCTGTCCAAAGAAGAGATATCGAACCTGTAGTTAGCAGTTAGAACTGAAACCCATCAGTCTCTGGCCACAGAACTGGAGTGGGAAGTAGGCCCTTTGTGTATGAAACCCACACAGAGCCTGGCGCTAGCAACTGCACAGGTAGGAGGCATGGAATGTCAGCCAGGAATCAACTGTCTCCTAAACAGAAGCAGAGGAATCTGGAGAACATTGCATATGTGCGTTCCCTGCTGAAACAGAAACAGGACCAGAACAATGGGACACAGACCAGAACTGAGCACCAAACGCTGGAGGACTCTCAGGAAACTGGTCCTGGAGAGGGATAACTACATCTGCTGGATGTGTGGAGGCAGGGCTAATCAGGTGGACCATCTGGTGCCTCCACCTATTGGGACAGACCAGGCAGAGAACCTGGCTGCTGCCTGTGGCCCATGTAATAACAGGAAGCATCACAGGTATACAGACCTACCTGTGCTCACAGTCAATTGGTGAATGGAGTACACATCATGTCAGTCATCTGGGAGGACCCTCCTGAAACAGGAGGCAGAGGAGCCAGGTTCGGTACCAGGGAGCCCTCTCCTATTCGCAAAGAAACACAGGCCTTCAAAGAGACCATGAGGGCTAACCAGGGGAAGTGGGCCAGACTCTGGGACCTGCCCACTAAGGATGAGGCACGTAAACGCAGTAACTACGCGCAGGGCAAAGGGTTCTCATTCAGTGTGAGGGAGACCCAGTATGGATGGTCTGTGTTTGGTCGCTTTAATGGTGACCCTGACCCTCAGCCTGAGCAGCCTGACCCTCAGCCAGAGCCTGGCCAGCCTCAGCAGCCAGACCCTGAGGTAACCCCAGAGGCTGAGCCTGTGAGGGCTGCCACCTTTCCAGAATGAGTACAGGTGTATGCACTGTGGCCAGCACTGGCAGGAGCAGTGGATAGGGAGAAGGCCCTGTTACGTGGCAGTACCTCCCCACTCAGATGAGATGTGCGGTACCACAGCAGGGCACAGGGGTTATAGGTGTGTGCTGGTGTCTAGCTAGACATGGATAGGTGACAGAGCCAGTGAGCAGAGCAGCAGCTGGACTACTGAGCCTGTCTCTGACAGGGACTCTCTAGGTCAAAGGCCATGGTGGATGGGCTACCTAGAGAGTCCCACCAGAGGTAGATGTGGATGACTGCTAAATATACTAAGCAGGGTGAGAAGCTGGTCATTCCTATTGCCCAGGACAGGGTGAACAGGGCAGAGACAGTAGATGAATGGGTTATAGAGGATAGATGGTCCTGGTTAGACTTTGAAGTAGATAGAACTAAAGCAGGGGGTTTAGAGAATTACGGGGGCGGTTTTTTAGAGGAGATTCCGGCCAGGGCTGCGTTGCCGGGCGACCGAAATAACCTGAACTTCGATGCTAACTCCAGCCAATTAGGCAGAACCTTCCCTAGAATTAGTCCAATTAGCGTTAAATCCCTGGATTACCGTTATGGGAATGCTCTAATCAATTGGGCTAGAGAGATACTCCAGGTGGACCTTCTGCCCTGGCAGGAATTCCTGCTCAGGGAGGGCCTGGTCAGAATGAATGACCGGTTCAGGTACAGGACCCTCCTGGCCATTGTGGCTAGGCAGAATGGGAAGACTCTGGTTACTGCCATCAGAATCCTGGGTGGCCTGTGCCTCTTTGGTGAGAGGTTTGTGGTAGGGAGTGCCAATAATCGTGGCACTGCCCTAGAGGCTATGACATATGCCTATGACTTAGCTGACCAGGCAGGCCTGAAGCTGACAAAGATGAGAAGGGCTGCTGGCCAGGAAGAATTCTGGGTGGAAGGTGGCAGGTACAAACTGGTCTCTGCCACTACTGGTGGAGCTAGAGGGCTCAGTGGTGTGGACCTGGTAGTGCTGGATGAACTGAGGCAGATGAGGCACTGGGAGTCCTACGCTGCTCTAGACAAGATTAGAAGGGTCAGGAGGGATGCCCAGGTCTGGGCCATCACCACTGAGGGAGACATCCATTCTGTAGTGATGAATAAGATTCAGGCCATAGGTAGGGATGCCATAGAGGCTGGAGAGTCCAGCCCAGTGGGCTACTTTGAATGGTCTGCTCCACCAGGTTTGAAGGCTGGAGATGTCACTGCCTGGGCTCATGCAAACCCTGCCCTGGGCTACATCCTGGATGAGGATGTGGTCAGAGCAGAGTTTCAGACAGACCCTCCCAGGGTGTTTGAAGTGGAAGTGCTGTGCAGGAAGGTGGCCCAGATTAGTGGCTGGGTGGAGCCCTCAGAGTGGGATGCCTGTACCACTCAGGACCAGTTCCCAGTAGACCAGCCCTTTGTGCTGGCAGTGGATGCAGTGCCTGAACTGAGGCATGTATCCATCGTGGCTGGGGCTCTAGTGGGGAGAACCCATCACATTGAGCTAGTCGAGACCTTCACAGGACCCTTCGCTCTGACGTACGCTGAGCAGCGTCTAGATGGCCTTCTGAGCCGCTGGAGACCAGCTGCCTTAGTCACCACCCAGAAGAGTCCCTGTGAGCCCACAGTGGCCAAATTGGCTGCCACTGCAAACATCACTCACAGTGCTGTCAGGCCTGCTGAGTGGGCCAGAGCCTGTAGGGCCTTCTACGCTGCTGTGAGGGCCAGGCAGGTTTCCCATCCAGGAGGCACTGGTATCTCAGCAGCCCTGGCTCTGACACAGAGAGGGCCTGATGGGCTGGTGTCTCAGGTTCACAGAATCAACGACAGTGCAGACAATGATGCTGCTCTGGCTGCTGTCCTAGCCCTCTGGGCTCCTACACAGTTGAAGCCAGACCAGCCACTGAACTGGACCATTTACTAATGATTAGAACCAGACTTAGCAGGGCAGTCCTCTGGTTTATCCAGCTGGCCAGTCTCTGCACCATCCTCTACTGCTCCTGGCTGCTCCTGGACAGGGCTGTGTTTGCACTGGTGGCAGCCAGCATCACACTGGTAGCCAGCCTCTACCTGGAACACACCAGTGCAGGAGATGAGCCCTGATGGCCCTCATGGAGCTATTGCAGAGGGCCAGGACTCCCACTGTCAGGAAGACTGTCACCTCCCACACAAACCTCACACCTCTAGCTGTCTGGCAGGGCTGGCCTGGCTATGACACCAGCTATCCCTTTGTCACAGAGGAGCAGGTACTGGGACTCCCTGTAGTGGGAGGGTTCCTAAACATCACCACTAGCCTCCTGCTCCAAATGCCACTCCATGGCTACAGGTCAGCTACCCCACTGAACCCAGACCCAGCCATCCTGACCAATCCCACACCAGGACCCCAGAGAACCTTTGCAGACTTCATATCTGAATACCTCAGGGACATGCTCCTGTTTGGGAACTATGTGGCAGTGCTGGGACCTAAGAATGCTGCTGGCTGGCCTGACCTGTTTGTCCCAGTGCCAGCTGGTCAGTGGGAGATTCTGGTAGATGGCAGCCAGTACAGGTACCTGGTGAATGGTGTCAGCTACTCTCCAGACCAGGTGTTCCATGTCAGTATGAATGCCCTTAATGGGGAGCTAGTGGGGAGAGGTATCATGACTCTCTACACAGGCCTGGTGGCTAGCAATGTGGCTGCTGAACGCTGGGCTGCTGCCTACTTTGAAGGTGGAGCAGTCCCACCTGGAGCAGTCAAGCACCCTAACCCTGAGCTAACCCAGGCCCAGGCTGATGCCCTTAAGGCAAAGATGAGGGCAGTGGCCATGGCCAGGGAGTGGGCTGTCCTCCCTGGTGGCACTGAACTGGAAGTGCTCAGCAGTGATGCTGAGAAGGCCCAGCTGAATGAAACCAGGAAGCTGAATGCCCAGCAGCTGGCTATGGCTATCGGTATCCCTGGAGCCCTGCTAGGGCTGGACTCTCCCAGCCTCACCTATCGCAACATCACAGATGTGTTCCAGCAGTTCATCACTACCACTGTGATGCACTACCTGGTCCCACTAGAGCAGCAGATGACTCTCCAGTGTCTGCCTAGAGGCACCCAGGCCAGATTCTTCCTGGGTGCTGTGCTCAGGCCTGACCTGCCCCAGAGAGTGGACCTGGCCATTAAGAGTCTCCAGGGTGGACTGTTTACCCAGCAGGAAGCCAGGGCATTCTTCAATTTGGGTGCTGTGGAATTCATAGAGAATGTGCAGGAGGAGGTAGATGTCCTGTGATGGATGGCCTGTATATCAGAGCAGTAGCCTCTGACCTGGAAGTCACAGGTGATGGGAGAACTGTCACTGGGCTCCTGGCTCCCTATGACACACCAGCCAAAGTGGATGATGGATTTGGACCTTACTGGGAGATGTTCCAGAGAGGATGTTTCGCCAGAGCCCTCAGAGGGAATGCCAGCTACCTCAGGCTCCAGCTGGAGCACAATGGCCACTGGGTAGGTAGAGGCTCTGTCTGGAGAGACAGTGACCAGGGCCTAGCTGCTGATATGAGACTGGATGACACAGAGGCTGGCAGGGAAGCAGCGTTTAAGATTAGGGATGGGCAGACCCCAGGCCTGTCTGTTGCTTACAGGCTCAGTGAGGACCCAGAGGGCAACATCACCAGGACAGTGGACGGTAAGAGGGTCACAGTCAGGAAGAAGATTAAGGCCCTGCACCATGTAGCCCTGTGCCAGTTCCCTGCCTATGCCAGTGCCCAGGTGGAGGCTGTCAGGTCTGCTCCTCCAGAAGGCCCACCAGACAGGCTGGCTTACTGGCAGGACTGGACAGTCAGAATGCGTAGGACATGAAAGTCCTGGTGGCCTGTGAATTCTCTGGAAGGGTCAGAGATGCCTTCCAGGAGGCTGGGCACCATGCCTGGTCCTGTGACCTGCTGGACTCAGAGACACCTGGGAATCACTATAGAGGTGATGTCAGAAACATCCTGGGCTGGGCCTGGGACCTGATGATTTGCCATCCTCCCTGTACCTATCTGGCTAAGTCTGGAGCCAGGTGGCATATGGACAGCCACCGGGAGAGGGCTGATGCCCTGGACTTATGTGAGGCTCCTCCTGGATGCAGACATCCCCAGAATTGCCCTGGAGAACCCCATAGGCAGAATCTCCACAGCCATCAGGAAGCCAGACCAGATTATCCACCCATGGGAGCATGGGCATGGAGAGGTGAAACCCACCTGCCTCTGGCTGAAGGGTTTACCCAAACTGGTTCCCAGTGAAGTGGTAGAGGGCAGGGAGCCTAAGGTTCACTGGGCTGCTCCTGGACCAGAGAGATGGAAGGCCAGGAGCAGAACCTATCCAGGCATAGCCCAGGCCATGGCACAGCAGTGGGGCTCAGGATGACAGTCCTGGAGTGGGCCAGGAGCCTGGTACCTCAGTACCAGGTGACGGACTTTGAACTAGAGATAGCTCTGTGGGAGAGGACTGCATACCCTCTATCCACTGACCCAGCCCTCATCCAGAAGCAGCTAGAGAAGGCTCTAGACAGCCTCAGGCTGAGGTGATAGAAGAGGTACCGCTGGGGAGCACTCACCATCTGCTTCCATGCCTGCACTGGTGTCCTCTCACACGGCAGAGCCCAGTGCAGGCCCCCAGCATTTAGACATGACTCAGGCAGACACCACTGCCTCACCCATGTCAGAACCTATTCAATTGTTCTGACTGGAGTAGTCATGCCTGAAACTCTCTCTGGCTCCAAACGTTTGGACTGGCTTAAGCGCCAAATGGAGCAGGCCCTGGATGATGTTGACACCATCACCTCTAGGGCTGCTGATGAGGACAGGGAACTGTCTGACTCAGAAGTCCAGACCTGTGAGTCACGTCGCTCACGTATCGCTGAACTGGAGCCTGCCATTAAGGTGGAGGCTGACCTGGCCCAGCGGAGTGCCACCTTCCAGGACATGGTGTCCAATATTGGCACTGCCCCAGCTGGTGAGAAGCGTACCCAGACTGTTGAACGCAGTAGCCAGGGTGAGACTGTGTACCAGTCTCCTGGCCAGTACCTGGTGGACTATGTGCTTAGTCGCTCCAGTGAGGAAGGGTCTGTAGCTGCTAAGGACCGATTCAATCGGTACCTCCAGAGGCAGGTGGCCCATCAGACCACTGCACAGAACCCTGGTCTGCTTCCAGTGCCCATCCTGGGGCCTGTGTTTACCCAGCAGAGCCAGCGTAGGCCTGCCATTGAAGCCACTACTAGGCGCCCACTTCCTGGCCCTGGTAAGACTTTCCAGCGTCCACGTATCACCCAGAACACCACTGCTGGACCCCAGTCTGCTGAGAAGGCAGAGCTACCCAGCAGGAATATGACTGTAGACCCCATCACAGTTACTAAGTCCACTTATGGTGGGACGATTAACCTCAGCTGGCAGGACAGGGACTGGACTGACCCAGCGATTATGGACCTGCTGGTCAGCGACATGGCTGCCTCCTACTTCCAGGAGACTGATAAGGCCTTCTGTACCTACTTTGCTGGAGCCATCACAGCCACTCAGGCTCTGGCCACAGCTGATGGTGAGGGCCTGGTGGGAGCTATCTATGCTGCCACTGCCACCATCTTTGGAGCCACTAATGGGATGCCAGATACTCTCTGGGTGGCTCCTGATGTGTGGGGAGCTATCGGTAGCCTCTCTGACTCCACTGGGCGCCAACTGTTTCCCACTGTGAACCCTAGTAACGCACTGGGTTCCATCTCTCCCACCAGTATGTCTGGTTCAGTGGCTGGCATGAGGCTGGTAGTGGATAAACACCTGCCTGCTGGCACTGCCATCCTGGGAGATTCCACCTATGTGGAAACCTATGAGACTATTGGTGGCCAGGTCTCTGTTATTGAACCCTCTGTGCTGGGCACTCAGATGGCCTTCTATGGCTACATTGCCTGGCTGGTCCTGGAGGCAGCTGCCTTTGTGAAGATTACAGGTGTGCCTGTCCTGCCTCTGTCTCAGAGCAATGGCAATGGTGACACCACTCCTGAGGGTACCTACACAGGTACTGCTGCTGCTTCCACTAAGAAGGCTGGAACCTGAGATGCCACTGCCGTCAGGGCTGAACTGGCCCACAGTGGATGAGTACAAAGACTGGGCCAGGATTAGAGATGCCTCAGATGATGTGGCTATTGACCAGGCCCTGACGGCAGTGATGGAAGCCATTGTGGCTAGGGCTCCCTCTCTGGCCACACTGGCCTGTCCTCCTGATGTCCTGTATGCCACTCTCCTCTGGACTAACAGGCTCCTGTCTAGACGAAACAGTCCTGATGGGATTGTGGGAGTAGCAGACCTGGGTGTGGCCACCATTGCTAAGGCTGATGGTGATGTCTACAGGCTGCTGTCTCCCTGGCTGGAGCCAGTCCTGTCATGACACCACTCCAGAGGGCTCAGGAACTGGTTCAGAAGCTAGAGGCTGAGGGCATCAGAGCCTCCACTGACCCAGCTGTCCTGAGCCCTCCTGGAGTCCTCTTCTCTCCACCTAACCTGGCCTGGGATGTGGCCTGTGGCTACACAGCCAGCTGGCAGCTAGTGGCCCTGGCTCCTGCTGCCCTCACTGCTGACAGGACTAGCTGGCAGACACTGGATGAACTGGTGGAAGCAGTGGCTGGAGTCCTGGACCTTACAGATGGAACCCTCATCTCCTATGTCCTGAATGGGACTACCTACCCTGCATATCTGCTGACCTTCACTGAAGCACTCTAGGAGCAGGCTCATGGCCATTGTAGAAAGTAAACTGAAGACTGGGAAACTGACCCTGGGAGGCACAGGGAGCCCTGTAACTGGTGGAGTAGAATTTGCCTGCCAGGCTACTAATGTGCGTATCGCTCCTACCTTCAATGACACTGGAGACCCAGTAGAAACCCTCTGTGGTGACACCCTGGCTCCTGACACCACTACTGACTGGGCACTCCAGGGAACTAGTATCCAGGACTTTGATTCTCCTGATGGGTTTATCCAGTTCAGCTGGGAGAACAATCTGGTGAACACTCCCTTCACCTGGCAGCCTAACGCTAGCTCTGTTAGCTACACAGGGACTGTCCAGGTCAGGGCTCTGGAAGTGGGTGGAGATGTCAATACCAGAATCACCACTGACTTTGACTGGCCCTGCCAGGGAATGCCTGATGCCACCTGGCCTGTAGCTGGTGGCGCTGCTGCTGAGCCTCAGGAGGAGGAGGAGGAGCCCTACCAGGAGCCTGAGCCTCAGGTAGGAGAGACCACTACCTACTCCACTTCCTGATGGCAGCAGAAGTTAAGGGTGATGAGAAGCTGGCCCTGGAACTGGATGCTTATGCCCAGTCTCTAGGGCCACTGCCACCTAAGAAGGTCCCAGATATCATGCTGGCAGCAGCCAAAGAGAGGACCCCAGTGAGGACTGGGAAGCTCAGAGCCTCAGGGATAGTCCTAGAGGGAGCAGTCCAGTTCACAGTTCCCTACGCTGCTCCCATTCACTGGGGCTGGAGGGCCAGGAACATTAAGCCCCAGCCCTTCCTGACCCAGGGTATTGAAGCCAGCCAGAATGCCTGGACAGCAGCGTATGAGAGAGAACTACAGGCAGACCTAAACAGAATCAATGGAGCGTAAGGTGGCTAGCCTCAGGCAGAGATGGAAGGTGTGCTGGGATGATGGTGACCCTGTGTTTGTCACTAGCACAGTCCAGGACATCATTAATGCAGTGGACAGGCTCCCTGCTGAGTCTGCTGGCAACAGGGTGGCTGTGAACACTGCACTCATCCACTCAGCACTCCAGCGTAAAGGGCTCTGTGAGATGCCCTACCAGGACTGGGTGGATGTCCTGGACACCTATGAGGAGATGGCAGGTTCCAGCAATGGAGCAGGCCCTACCCAGCAGGCAGCATCGGCTCCAGAGCCGTTGCCATTGCCTGTATTACAGGAACAGACTGGCGCTGCTGGCTAGATGAGGACACCAGAGCCCTAGAGACAGCAGAGCAGTTTCTGGTGGACTCAGGCAGAGCAGAGATGAGAAGAGTCTGATGGCAGCCAAACTGATAATTGAGATTGTCACAGAGGCTTCTAAGGCTAAGAAGGAACTGGCAGAGACCAGTGATGGTGTGAAGTCAGTAGGTAAGTCTGCTGACATCATGGGGAAGGCCCTGATAGCTGGAGCAGCTGCTGGGGCTGCTGGGCTGGTGGCCCTGGGTGTGGGTGCCTTCAATGCTGCTGCTGAGTCAGCAAAGATAGGCAGAGAAACTGAGAGAGTCATTAAGACTATTGGTGCTGCCTCCTGGACCAGTGCTGCCCAGGTCTCAGAGCTAGCAGGAGCCATCTCAGATAAGACTGGTGCCGATGATGAGGCAGTCCAGTCTGGTGCAAACCTTCTCCTCACCTTTGCAAATGTGAAGAATGAGGTAGGAGAGGGCAATGATGTCTTTGACCAGGCCACTGGTCTGGCCCTGGATATGTCCACAGCACTGGGTACTGATATGTCCAGTGCTGCTGTCCAGCTGGGTAAGGCACTGAATGACCCTCTGAAGGGCATCACTGCACTGTCAAAGGCAGGTGTCAGCTTCACTGAGGACCAGAAGGCACAGATAAAGCTGATGGCTGAGTCTGGTGACCTGCTGGGAGCCCAGAAGATAGTGCTAGCTGAGCTATCTAAGGAATTTAAGGGAGCAGCAGAAGCTGCTGGCACTCCTCTGGACAAACTGATGGTGGCAGCAGGAAACCTCCAGGAGGAGATAGGAGCCAAACTTATCCCTGCTGTGGATGCTGTGGCAGGTGTCCTGCTGGGAGCCATGGGTCCAGCCCTAGAGGCTGTGTCAGGGTTTGTCACTGACCACACAGAGCTAATCAAGTATCTGGGTGGAGTGGCCCTGGTGGCCCTGGCTGGTGCCTATGGGCCTGTGATAGCTGCCCAGGCCATCCTCATGGGCCAGGGAGTCATCCAGTGGGTCTCCTCAGTGATTGGATACATGGGAACCCTGGCTGCCATCTTCCTGGAGACAGCAGCAGCAGAAGGTGTGCTGACAGCTGTGTCTGGGACTCTGGCCCTCACCATGCTTCCTGTGACTCTGGCTGTGGCAGCTGTGGCTGGTGTCCTCTATGGCCTGGTGTCTGCCTTTGACACCTCCTCAGAGTCTGCTGATGAATTCTTTGACTCTGTGGTCAAAGACATAGACACCTCATCCCTGGACTCTATGCATCAGGGTATGAAGAAGGTCAGTGATGAACTGACTGAGAACAGGAAGCATCTGGCAGAGACCTATGGTCCTGGTGGGATAGCTGCCTCTGTGGCTGACATCCTCATTCCCTTCCATGATGTGGAAGACAGTGTGGATGACCAGACATCTAAGATTATTACCCTGAAAGAGAAGCAGGCAGAGTATGAGAAGACTATCAGGGACTCTGAGAATGCTCTGTTTGGCTATGCCTCCCAGACAGTAGCAGCAGCCAGTGGCCTGGAGGCTCAGGCTGATGCCTGTGATAAGGCCATAGGTCCCACTGGAGAACTGGGTGGCCAGGTGGATGCTATGTATGCATCCCTGAAGGCCATTGCTGAATCCAAGAAGATAGACCTGACATCACAGGATGCTGTGGACAGGGTTACTGCCCTGTATGAGAAGACTCAGTTTGCCACTACCTCCACACTCAATATGAGTGATGCTCAGGAGAAGTTCAATGATGCTGCCAGCACAGCCAAAGATAAGACTGATGCCTATAAGCAGTCCCTGGATGCCCTGATAGGTGTTCACCTCTCAGCAGCCCAGGCAGAGACCCAGTACTCAGAGAACAGTCTGACCCTGATAGGGAAGCTGAATGAGAACAGGGCCATTGCTAATGGGCTCATAGATGCAAACCAGGCCACTACCCTGGCCCAGACAGCAGCTGTGAATGAGAACAATAGTGCCATCCAGGCAAATGTGAAGTCTGCTATGGACCTGGCAAATGCAAAGTTCCAGGAGACAAACGATATAGGCCTGGCTACTGCTGCCCTGGAGACCAACAGGCAGAAGCTGATAGCCAATATGGTGGCCACTGGTTACACAGAAGAAGCTGCTAAGGCCTACATTGATAGGCTGGGTCTCACTCCAGAGAACATTAATACCCAGGTGAACCTGGCTAACCAGCAGGCAAATTCTGCTCTGGACACCACCCAGGGCAAACTGGATGTAGTGGACCAGGGAGCTAACCCAGCCATCACTGCTAACACAGCACCAGCTGCTGGGCCTATCGCTGGAGTCCAGGACCAGATAAATAGCGTTAACCAGGGTGGCCATGTCAAAGTCACTGCTGACACTGCACAGGCTAAGCAGGAGCTAACAGGCCTGGGGAGATGGTGGCAGGACTTCACTGGTGGCCTGGGAAAGATAGGAGACTGGCTAGAGGGTAAGGCTGATGGTGGGCCTGTCCTCAGAGGGCAGCCCTACATGGTGGGTGAGAGAGGGCCAGAGCTATTTGTCCCCAGGACAGGTGGAGCCATCATCCCTACCAGCCTGGCTTCCAGGATGAGTGGCCCATCTGGAGGCACAGTTATCAATGTGACCATTCAGCACTCAGGCCTGGGCATAGACAGCCCTAAGCTCCAGAGAGACCTGGTAGGAGCCCTCCAGCGGTACACAGCCAGAGAAGGGCCTATCAGTGTCTAGCTGGCCAGGCACTCCAGGAGGAGCTAGCAGCCCTACCTGGGGAGGAGACATCAGACTTTATGTCTGGCTAGCCATCTCCTCAGGCTCCACCTTTAAATGGGGAGCCAGCCCTACCAGTACCTGGGATGCAGGCAATGTGTGGGGTGGAGGCTCTGTAGGGCCTGCTCCACCTGCTGGCAGACTCTGGGTGGATGTGTCCTGTGATGTCAGAAGGCTAGAGACACACCTGGGAGGCTCCAGGTCAGATGGGGCTCTGTCTAGGACTGAGGCAGCTACCTGCTCCCTGACTCTGGCTGACCCAAACAGGGTTTATGACCCACTGAACCCAGACAGTCCCTGGCAGTATGCAGGCAGGTCCAGGCTGGCTCCTGGGACTCCTGTGTGGGTCTGGGCTGAGCTACTGGACACTCCTACCACTGTCACTACCTGGAGAATCTTTACAGGCTCTGTGGACAGCTGGCAGGAGGACTGGCAGCTACATAAGGCACAGAGAGAAGCCAAAGTAGTAGCCAGTGATGCTGTGAAGACTCTAGTGAACCTGGACTGGGGTGAGCAGCCAGCAGTGGGTGCTGGGGAGACTGTCACCCAGCGTATAAACAGAATCCTGACCCACTATGGCTACACAGGTTCAAAGAATCTGGATACCTCAGCTGTCACACTTCAGGCCACTACCCTGGCTAAGTCTGCCTGGGAGCTACTGGGCAGGGCTGTGGATGATGAACTGGGGTTCACCTGGATAGACAGACTGGGTGTCCTCCAGTTTAGGAACAGAGATGCCTGGAAGGTTCTCAGTGCTCCAGCCCTCACCGTGGGCTGCCCTGATGGTTATGACTCAGTGGTAGATGCCCAGGTCCAGGCCAGTGGAGACATGAGGAATGCTGTCTATGCCAGTAACACTGGTGGCACTACTCAGGTAGCCAGGTCAGAGCCCAGCATCTCCACCTATGGGCCACACAACTACAAACGTACTGACCTGGGAATGCAGACTGATGGTCAGGCTGGAGCCTGGGCCACTTTCCTACTCCAGATTAATGGCTACCCCAGACCACACATAGAGAGTGTGACCCTTAGGCCAGCCTTCACTCCAGAGATGTGGCCAGCCCTCCTGGGCCTGAGGCTCATCCAGGACAGGGTGAGAGTCCAGTGGCAGCCCCCAGATGAGCCTCTGATAGATGGTGTGGGCAGAGTGCTGGGCATAGACCACAGCATCACCAGGCAGGCCTGGGAGACAGATGTGAGCCTCACCATGGCTGACCTATTCGCCAGGGTGTTCCACTGGGGCACCCATCCTAATGACAGGCTCACACAGGGCAATGTGTGGCTATAGGAGGACACTGTGCCTTACAAAGTCTTTGTAGCTGGGGAGGAGGCTCTGGCTGCTGATGCTAACCAATTCCTGATGTCCCAGACAGTTCCCAGGTTCACTAACGCTGCTCAGAGGACTAGCCAGCTGACAGCCCCAGTGCTGAACCAGCTGAGCATGAGAGATGACAGGCCTGGAGCTATTGAACGCTGGAGTGGGAGTGCCTGGGTAGACATCATCACTAAGACTGAGATGTCTTACACTGAGCAGACTGCTCAAGTGGGCATCACTGGCACGGCAGAAGCAGCAGCTAATGCAGTCATCCAGGCTCCTGCTGTGGCCTTTGATGGTACCACTACAGTGCTTATTGAATTCTTTGTGCCAGCAGTGGTACCAGCAGCAGTAGCTGGAGCCATCCTGTTTCTGTGGCTTTATCAGGATGGTGTTTCAATCGGCAGGCTAGCCAGCTTCTGTAACCCAGCTACAGGCCAGTTTATTGTGCCTGGTTATGCTGCCAGGAGAATGACACCTAGTGCTGGTAATCATAACTACACACTGGGAGCCACGGTTAGTGGAGGTAACGGAACCATCTTCTGTGGCTCTGGCAGTGCTGGTCAGTACCTACCTGGCTACCTGAGAATAAGCAGGGTGTGATATGAGAGAACTGACCTACTTCCCACTCCTCCAGTCCTTCCCTAAGACATCCAATTATGGTTACAGGACAGACCCCATTACAGGAGCACAGGGCAGCTTCCATGGAGGTGTGGACTATGGGGCTCCTCATGGGGAGCCTGTGGTAGCTCCCTATGATGGCTATGTCACTACTGGCTATGAGTCTGGAGCAGGAAACTGGCTCTGGGTGGACAGTGGAAGTGACAGGTTTAAGTCCTTCCATCATGTCTCATTTGCTGTCTCAGGTGGCTGGGTCTCAGCAGGCACAGTCATTGCCTACATAGACAGCACAGGCAGCAGCACAGGCTCCCATGCCCACTTTGAACTGTGGGAGGGAGGCACCAGGATAGATCCCACTGGCTATCTAGACAGGGCTCCTCTGAGGGATGGCCCAGGACCAGGAGAAGAAGAGATGACAGAGGATGACTTTAAGCGAATCTCAGATATCGTGAGCAGCACTGTGAACGCTGCTATGAAGGACAATTACACAGGAGCCAGGGCTGTGGGTGCCCAGGGCCATGAGGGTCTGTTTGAGATTGTGGTTACTGGTGAGGGCCAGGTAGGTAGACGACACATCCCTAACCCTGACCAGCTGAGAATGCTCCAGTGGGTGGACCATCTGGCAGGTGATGGTCAGGGAGCCTCTAGAAACATCACAGACCCAGTGTTCATCAGGGAATTTATGAACCTGCCAGTAGTGCCATGAGTGAGAAGCCACAGCACAAATGCAGGTACTGTGGCAAGAATCATTTAGAGGGAAGTCACCTGGCCTATGAGGACTGGCCCTGGAGAGACATCATCTCCCTGGAGCGTAGATGGCTAGAGAAGATGTACAGGAAGCCCAGGTGTCTGGTCTGTGATGCTCCCATGGTCTGTGGACAGACAGCTACACACATCACCTGTGAGCGACTACTATCAGTCCTGTCAGGGTCCGCGTCCTGACACTGGCAGGCCCCCAGGCTGCTCCTAGCCTCACTCCCTGGAGCCCTTCCTGGCCTGGGGGCCTGCTGTGTGCCTTTCTAAGGGCCTGGAGCAGAGAGGGCTGATGGATGACACCTGAGCAGAGCCCAAACGCAACAGAGGGCCACACAGGACCCTCTGGAGCAAATGAGCCGATTGTGTGGGTGGACTGTGAGGACTCTCTGAGATGGGGCCTGGACCCAGAGTCACTGGCTGCCTGGAAGGCCAGGCATCTCCAGGAGGCTCCTCTGAGAAGCAGTGAGCACTGGGAGGCTCTAGCCAGGGCTGCTGGTGTTAGCGCCAAACAGGCTGAACCCTCTTAGGGTCAAAGGCTTTAAGTCCTCTCTGAGCCCTGTCTATCTTCACCATCTCTAGCTCCCTCTTAGCCATCAGCCTCTGGCCATCCAGGTCTGCCTTCTCCCATAGCTCTGCTGAGCCCAGGGCTACTGGTGTCACCTGAGCCTTCTGCCACTTCCTACGCTCAGCCTCCAGAGGCTTCAGAAGCTGGTTCACAGCACCCTTCTCCTCCAGGTACTCAGCCAGGTCAGGGATGAGCCCTGACACCCTGGCCTGGGACAGCTGCTCCAGCTGCTCTGTGAGCCTGGCTATCTCAGCCTCACCCTGGAAGGGCTTCACATCAGGCACTAGCTCAGGAGCCTGCTCCCAGTGCTCCAGGAGCAGAGAGGTGATGTGCCTGTCTAGCTCTGGCCCATGGATGATTCCACAGCCACTGGGGCATCTGTAGCAGTGCCTATCCCTCTTCTTAATCCACTGGCCCATCATCCTCTCAGTGCAGGTCTCACAGACCACTAGCCCACTGAGGAGGTACCTGGCCCTGTTGGTGTTCCTGACAGACTGCACAGCCTGCTTCCTGCCCTCCAGTTCTGAGCAGACAGCCTCCCAGACTTCCTGGCTGAGGATGGGAGGTGTGAGGCTCCTGATGGGCTCACCTGTGATGCTGTCCCTGGCTATCCACTGGGACCTGGGCAGGCCCTGCTGCTGGTGGACTCTCCAGCCAGCCAGCCTGGGGCACAGGAACAGGTTCCTAAGGCTGGTCCTGGTGATGGCTGTGCCTCTGGGACCCAGGACACCAGCTGCCTTCCACTCATCATGGATGTGCCACAGAGGCTTCCCTGCCAACAGGTCCAGGGCTGCCTCTCTGATGAGTCCAGCTTCCCTGTCATCCAGGGCCAGCTTCCCTGCCTTCTCACCAAATCCTCTGGCTCCAACAGGCCTGCCTGCATCCCTCCACTGCTCATGCCTGGATGACTGCCTCTCACTGGCCTTCCTGGCTTCCCTCCTGATGGCAATGATGTTGGTCCTGAATGACTCCCTGCCTCTTTCAGTGCCCAGGTCAAAGGTCTCATAGCCACAGGCTGCTTCTGGGTTCCTGGTGTAGACCACTGGGTTCCTGCACTGCCTCACCCTGGCAATAATCACCTCTCCAATAGCAGGGTCTCTGGTCACCCTGTCCAGGTCAGAAGCCAGGAGACCATCCCACTGGTCTAGCTCCTGGAGGCAAAGGTCAAATTCAGGCCTGACCACTCCCTCCTTATAGGCAGACTTATCAGGGTCACAGTAGTGCTTCCCTACAGTGCCTCCCAGAAGCTTAGCCAGCTGCTCATTGCCCTTATGCTGCCTCTCCAGAGCCCTGGCCTGGTTCTCAGGCTTCTCTTTGACATCAGAGAGTCTTTCCAGGGCAGCAAACTGGAGGCTCATCTGGCCTGCTCCAGCTTCTCAGCCCAGGCCTTACCCAGGTATCTGATGATGGCCCTGGCATACTCCTCATCCACTCCTGCCAGAGCCCAGGCAATGGCAGACTGTCTAGTGGCTGGGAAGTCCTCCCAGGTACCAGTACCCCAGGCCAGTTCCACATAGGAATCTAGGGCCTGTCTCTGCTGGATGGTCAGAATCATGATGCTGTGCT